ATCCCAGTAACGCTGCTGTTAATGACAACCTCTGTTGTTACCTTTACTTCGTTAGCCATTGGCTTGAACCACTCCTAGTTTTTGTAACTCTTGTGCATACATCGCATCGTAATACTGACGATCTGCGTTAAGCGATTGGATCTCGAGCGTCTTACGTTGCATTTTGTCGTTTGCTTCGCTGACCTTGCTTTGAAGCTGTAAGCCATAAGACTGTAGCTCTTGCCCGTAAGTCTGAATCTCAGTTCCAAAGCGCTCTAGTTCAAGTCGGTATTCCGATACTTCCTTCTCCAAGCTTTTCGCTTCATTTTGAAGAGCTACGCTGTCTGCACGACTTGCAATGTCTTGCAGTCTTTTCAGATAAGCATCGACCTTGTTGACTGCGTGGCTGATAGAGGAATCATACCTCTTAGCATTCAGCGCAGTAAACTCGCTGATGACTGCCTGCGACTCTGCTTGGTACTCAGAAAGCTCTGTCTGTATCTGACTTAAATAGGACTGCGCAAGCTCAATATCGCCATTGGCCATAGCCGTATTGAAGTCTGCGTAGCTTGCAGATAGAATGGGTAGCGTTATAGACGAAGACGCAAGATCTTGTATGATATTGTCTATCTCGTCAAGCTTGGCATTTGCTTCTGTGTAGGTATTAGATACTACGTCTGTGTACGTAAGAAACGGTGCTGCAGGCAGATTGGCAATCGGAGATGTTGGAAGCGTCAAGCCCGACGCATTATAGAATGCCGTTGCAAGATCTGCAATGCTAACTTGAATGCGAGAGGATATTTCTGCAATACACCCCCTGTAGACAAGGGGATTAGCAATCTTCCTTAGGAAGTCTGCAAGATTATCAGAAGTTGCTCCATACAGCGATGTTGGATACGCAACGTATCTGATCTTTACTGTTTCAGTAGCCGTAGGAGCAGGCTGTACTTGTATACCCGTAGATCGCTCTGCAGCGCCAAGGTTCTGCTTTGGCTGAAGTGCGAACACAGGATCGCGCTTGTCTGCATACTGAATGCTTGCGCTATCTCCCATAGGGCCAAGCATCTCAAACGCCACCTCTGCACAAAGGCGATCATAAGACCCATCGTTCCTTAGCACAGAAACAATACGCTTGTCCTCTACTGTAAAGGTACCAAGAGTAGCATCGGTTCGGACATCGTATATAGACTCTTTCGCAAGCATATCGGGCGTAGCAAGATCATATAAGATCCTTGCTTCTTCTGCAAGCACATCTTCCATATCAACAGAAGACATCGTAAGTGTGCCTACAAAACCCTCAATCCGATCAGAAAAAGTCTGAGCCATATCCTTCCGATAAAAAATTGCCCCTGCACTAGCCTAAGTGCTAGACCAGTACAGGGGCTTTTAAGACAGTACCCTATCTTAGAATGCGAACTTGAACAGTCCGTGCGTTTCGGGAAGGCTAATCTCAAGACCTGCTTCGGTCAAGATCATATCCTTACGTCCGTCAGCATCGTTGTCCTGTACGTTCGTAATGATCTGCGTGTCGCGGTTCTCACCATTACCAACGAGTGGTCGGTAAGCAACGTTAGCAAGATCAACAGCAATCGCATAGTCCTCAAATGGCCCACGGAGTAGTGGCTCCATTACGAAGTTAAGCGATCCGTACATCGTCTCGATCTTGGTAATCATATGACCGAACTTGCCTTGTACGTTCTGTACATCAAGACGGTAAGAATCAGTGCCGAAGCTATTCTTCAGATAGCCGCTATTGCCCAAGCGCTGAAAGTAGTTCATAACCTTACGAGAGGCAAGAACAAGCTTCTGACCAGTGTTTGCACGCTCTGGGGCAAAGAACTCCTGCATCATCTCTAAGAACTCGTCATAGCCATCCGTAGAGGCGGTGAACGTATGATTGAATCCATTGAGCTGCGTATAAGGAAGGATGCCCCAGGTGTATCGCTGATTGGTTTCAGATCCAATCTGATTTGAGCCTTGACCAAACAGGATAGCCTGCTCGATGTCAATCTTGTGCTCTTTCATCTTTTGGCTCCAAACCCGCATATACTCATCGGGACGACCACGGTATCGCGTAGCCAAGGTCGTTCCAGAGAAGAGAGGTACAGACGTTTTGAAGATCTGCGTATAGCCTTCTGAGCTATACAGAGAATCTGCCCAACCTTCTGGTGCACCCGTTCCTTCTGCAAAAGAAGAACCGATTACCTGTGCTTCTTTACCTACTGCAATGAGTGCATCTGCGCCCGCAGCAACATTGGTAAGAGCAAGAGCCGTAAACGTCGTATGGTTGTTAGCGGACACTACCACGGGATCCGTGGTAATACGCCAGTATTGTGCCGTACCATCTGCGTCGCGCACTACAAACACTTGGTCCTTGAGCAAGAACTCAGGCGCTGCATACGTACTGTCTGCAAGAGGGCGACCATACTTGTCGTAGGTTGCCCGAACAGTAAACCCTTGCGTGGTTTGACCAGCCGTAATCTCTTGGTCGGCGATTTCAAGCTTTACTTCAAAGTTGCGACGCTGCCACTGATGACGCTGCTCCAAGAACTTGAATACAGGATCGTCGGTAGGATTCTTAGCAACCTGTGATAGGTAGGCAAAGAAAGGTGATTCTTGGGGAGCAAGTTCTGCTACCCGGTCGCCGAAGTTATAAATCCGGCGGTCGTTATTGATGCTTACACCATTTACGGTGTTACCTGCATCCAAGGTCTTAAACGTAGACATTTTGTATCAAGGGGTTTTGACACTAGAATGGAGTTACTTTTTTATCCATACCTAGCATCATATCAAAGAATTGCTGCTCCGGTTTTGGTTTCGGAGTGCTAGAGTTTCCAACAGTGGATGCAGGTACAGGAAAGTCCACCTGCTGACGAGGACGCTGTTGCATCTGTGTCTGCTGTGGTGCTGCCTGTGGTGCTTGTCCACCGTTCTTCATCCGATATAACAAGGCAATGTCTTGGGGAGTAACTTGGTAGCTACTCGCCCACTGTATAGCTCCTGCCGCATCGTTAGGATCTATGCCGCTCTCAACGAACTGGCTATAAATCTGACGCACTTGGGCATTCTGCTGTTCAGCTTGACGCTGCTGCTCAATCGTCTGTATGTACGGCTGAAACGACTGCTCGATCTTACGAGTGGCCATACTGATGTCGTACTCTCGCTTCGCTTCGTAGTACTCATCAAGCTGTTGCCGATATGATTCATCAGCCTCCCTAAACTTGAAGGAAGCACTTGATGGATCCGTATCGTATGGATCGTAATCCCGAGGACGTTCTGGCCGTTGGGGTTTTTCTGGCGGTGCAATCTCTGATTCAGCCTCTTGTTGAGCGGAACCATCCCGCGAGAGTTCTTGCCGAACAAAATCGTAGAAGCGAATAGCCTTATCTGGATCACCCATAATGTTCTCCATAAAGGGCTGCGCTTGCTTCAGTTGCTCAAGCTCACTCTTTGTTTTGTCGTACATAGACTGGAAGTCTCGACGACGCTTTTCAAGCATTGCCACCTGCTCTTCCACAGAAGCGTAAGAACCCTCTTCGGATTGTACATCTTCTACTTCATCAGCATATTCAGCATATTCGGGGTCTACCCCTTCTTGCTGTGGCTCTGCTTCATTCTCGTATGTAAAAGAACTGTCTGACTGATTTCTACCCAAAAAGGTATCCATCAAATCATCAACGTTATTGTTGGTTTCGGTTACGTTGCTCATTTATGATTGTTGCGGCTTCCGCTTTGTTCTTTAACTTGTCAAGTTGGGAACCAAACTTCTCCACTTCAACCCGCTTACGAGCCTGTATCGCTTCGCGATCAGACGTTTGCAGGTCTCCCTGTAGTCGCTTGATTTCTTCTTGCGCCTGCGCAAGCTGACCTTGCAGATTCCGAATTATACCTACCCGCTCCATAACGCCATCAGCGTCAGCGACATCAGTCTTCTTCAGTATCTCTACTTGGTCAATGATGCCCATCTGATACAACTGCATATAGTACTCAAGCAGTGCATATCGGTTGGTTGGCAAAATGGATCCCGAAACCACTTGCACATCATATTGTCCTACAGACACATCGTTGACCTTCTCAACAACTGTGCCAAACTCATTAGCGATTGCTTGATTGAGCACCGTCTCCTTCATAATGTTGTTAGGCTGAAGGAGCCTGATGGTGCGCTCTTCGTCGTAGACATATGGTATCAACTGTAATACCACTTTCCCTAACTGCGTTAGAGATCCTTCGACATCGTCAAGCTTACTTTTAATCCGTCGCTGTCCATACTCCTCAATGGATAGCGTTCCTCTATAGGTGTCAGGTGCTTGGCTTGGGTCTCCCTGCTGTATAGCGTAGACTCCAAGCTCTCGTTCAACCATAGATATGAGGAGTTGGAAATGGCTGAATAGCCCAGCAGGAGGAGCAAGAGGACTGACCACAGTTGGCTGCCCCATCTCTGCATCATACTCGATGATTGCGCTACCTGCTTTTGCAAAGTCTTGTTCGATGACTCTCTTATCAACACTGCCTCTAGGAAGGAATACTTTGACATTCGTACTGTTAGCAAGATTAGCCACCAACTGCATATGAAGCTTGTTGATGCTGTCTTGGAATGGACGCACGAAATCAATATCACTCATCGGATATGGATCGCGGTCGTGGCGAGCGAGGATAGGCACAATCGGATACTCGTCAATCGGCAGGTAGTAGCTACGATATAGCTGACCACCAATAATGATTACGTGCTTTATCCGGGGTAATCTGACATTCTTCGCCTTAATAACCCCCTGCTCTAGCAGCAGACTGTGAGGCACCATAGCAACCTGTACAGGCTGCATAGGCATCATAGCGCCTGTATTAGGATCTTGCTGTGGTGGTATCTCCACCAAAGACAGCGTACCATCTTCCTGCTTAACACCCTGGTCAAACAAGTACTTGCCATCCTTAGCCTTGTCTCCTGCAAAGATCTGCTTCTGCCCACTATTGGGATCAAACAGAACATATGCCGCAGACTCCATCAGCTGCTCAAACTCATCATCAAGAGCAACCTTCTCCTCACCATCCGGCATAGTGTAGTGGATGTAATCCACCTTGACCTTGCTGTATCGGTCAATGACTACATACCGCCTGTGATGATTATCGTACACTCGATCCCGAGTGCGACTCATATCATCTACTTTGGTAGAGACAAACTCCTCAATGTCGTCGTGCGTTGTGAGGGCTCGGCTCAGCGTATCTCTTGCATCTGGCCACATACTTAAAACTTGCTCACCCGTCATTAGGTGTTCTACAAGTACGTGGGCTGCATCTCTAAAGAACCGATCTCTACTATTAGGATCGGGCAATACCTTGAGCGTATCTACTGCGGTGATCCGAACATCACCCCGATTGTAATCACTCTCCGGATCTACGTAGGCCATCAGAAAGCCCCGACCCGTCATAAAGTAATCGTAGAGTGATTCCTTTAGATGTGAGTTACCATAGCTACCTTGCCACACATAGGACATTAGGTCGCTAATTGCACGAGCTGTCCTTACATCCGAGTCCTCCCTTGCCGTTGTCTGAAACGCAGGAGACCTACCCGTTAAAAGGCTAATGGACAACTCCATTGCAGGATAGATCACATTGATCGGCACAGCCGCCTGTCCCCGACTGGACAGCGTATCTATCTGCTCACTAGTAAACTGATACCCGTGGGCATAGTCCTTGTTCTCTGATGCCCTATCACCCCACTCGTCTTGTGCCTCTCGGTAATGACGATGTAGGGACAGGGTCATAGTGACCTCTTCCTCTTGGGAAGTGTCTTCAGAAAACTCAGTCTCGTCACTAGGGACAAACTCTTCGTGCGTGTTTGGATCAAATACTTTCTCCATTACTCAACCATCCAATCATAGGAGACCCGCCTTACGTTTGGCATATCCTCATTGTTACGATAGCCTTCTTCCTCATAAGGAGGGAACGCCCCCTTGACAGCGTAGAAGAACGCATCTAGTGTATCGTCGTGCTTTCCTCTTGGGAAGATCAAGACCTCGTCTATAAACTCAGAATGCCCTTTCTTGACATATACCTTCTTTCTTGCAAACATAGGCTGCATTCCCTCCAACCGCTGAACCTTGCCCTTGCGGGGTTGGTTCTTAATAGCAAGGCCCGGTATGTATACGCCCTCTAGTCTGGTCAGGTAATCCCTAAGCATCTCCTGATAGCCCACCGTTTCTATCTGCACCTTCATAGGTTTGTACTTGTTGTACCAAGACAGAATGCTGTCGGCTACATCCATAGGTTTGATTCTCTTCCGAAGGTAGTCTATAACATAGACATTCTTATCGGCATCCATACCTATGACCATAATGCAAGTGTAGTCTGCAGTAGCTCGAACACTACTAGCAGGATCAACACCCATAAAAACATTAACGGGGGTTTTCCTCTCGGTCGAGCTGTGGATGATGTAGCCATCGGATAAATCTCCTTCATAGTATTGCAAGTCTGTTTCCCTAAACAGCTGGTCACTATCGCCAATCACCTCACACTGATACTCCCTATAGAAAGCACTAACCCTACCAATCGACTCTAAGCTTTCCTTCTTCTCATAGAGCCACTCAAGGCTCCGCATCTCCGGCCATAGTGCATAGTCATTGCCATCAGCATCTCTGTTGATAGCCTTAAACGACATCGTCTTCCAGTCCGGCATTTGCTTCAAGGTGAACACAATGCTGCGTTCCTTCTGCGGTGTACCAATGTTGACCACCTTGCAATCTCTACTACCTGCAGGGACAAGACCTTGCAATATCCACCGCAGGTTATCTTCCATACGCTCTACCGTCTTGGTGTTCTCCTCATCCTCTGCATCATCCAGAATGATATAGTCTGGACGCATACCATCAATGTTCAACCCTCTCACCTGCTGCCCCATACCTCTACACACAATCATACTACCATTAGCAAGTCGTATGATGTCTTCTCGCCAAGCCTTAGCATTGGCTGCTCCTTGGTAGCCAAACACCGCCTTTAGGTGTTCATTGTACTCAAGCTGATTCTTGATCGTTGTAAGAAGATTAACCGTATGGCTCCTGCTCTTGGATACCAACAAGACAAACTTAGGACTTGGCTTCTTCTTGTTATGAAGATCCTCGCAGAAGATCCTCCACAGTGGAAAGAGTAGCGCACACAACGTACTCTTTGCGTGACCTCGGGGTGCCAAGACATTAAGCTGCTTGACATTAGGATCCACCATTGCCCTAATGACGCTCCTGTGGAACTCTGGACTGTCCGTCTCAAACAGTTTGGGAAGACAGGCCTTGGCAAAGTACAGCGGGTCTTCCACACAGCGGCGCTGCACTTCTTGTTTTAGCATACTAGCTCAGGCTAAAATAGCGCTTCATAAAGATATACTCTCCCGTATCATCATCGGTAAACGAAGTAGACGACTCCCCTATACCGCCAAGTAGCTGATTAGCTACCGCAGCAAGTTCGACAACGTTAGGATTAGACTTGCACTTGAAGGCTACTCCAATACAAAGAAACAGGCCCTCTGGATCAGTGCCCCAGAACTCCTCTACTTGAACTTCGTGCATACCTCTAGATAGAAGTGCTTTCCGCCTAGCTCATCCATTACTTGAGCAAAGGCTTCTCGGCTATTGGTTACTGCCCACAAGTTGTTTACGTAACCAAGGTTAACCCCGGGGGCTATACAGCCCGCAAGGTCATCCATTGTGTTACCCTTGTGTATCAGTATGTAACTTCTATCGGGTACATCTACTACTTCAATGGCTTCATAGCCACCTCGGTAGTACTTCCTTGGCTGACAGGGATACACTCCCTCCGGTATACAGCTGATCCTTGGCTCATTGTTTCTCCAAGGACGCTCAACCGTATACAACGTATTACCACTTGGTAATATCAGAGACCCAAACGTCCCGTGAGGTGTGTAAGCAAATCTTTCGAGGGTGGCTCCAGCATCCATACCAATTTAGTCTTGGGCTCACCGTCAAGTCCTTCGACCTTTCGGGTGTAGATCCCTTCAACAAGTATGCCTCGATACGACAACTGACCACCCTTAGTTACCCTGGTGTTGCTTAAATCAGTTTCGCCTTGTTCTCTATGTTCCATACATCTTTCCTTGTACGTTTGTTAAGAAGCTCTATCTCATCCGGTCCAACCACAATTACAGACCACCTCTCCACATCTATAGCAATTCGGCGTTGTCCTTGTGCTCCAGTAAACTCCTCCCTTACTATCGCTATGTCCTTGCTCTTCTTTACCCTCACTACGTCCCCGTACGATAACTTCGGTAGGTAGCTCTTTTCCCTGCTTCTCACAGATAAGACCCCCTATAAGGCTTGCATAGTTGATGATGTCCATTACCGCATCCTCTGCGCTCTCGTTATCCAACTTACCTACAACATCATAGTTGTTAAGGCGCTGAATCTTGTCCATAATACGAATGAGGATCCCCTTAATAGGTTTCACCCCAATGGCTTCAGACGTACGGAAATTGGCAAACGGATCATCACCCCTTGCATAGTCATTGCCCTTCTTTATGGCAATCTTATGGCAAGCCTCAAACAGCGTCTTCTGATACAGATAGAAGCTCTTCTTATCCATCAGACTTAGCTCTTGGTGTGCGTGGCTTGCGAGTAGCCTTTGGTTTTGGCGCTTCCTCTGTCTGCACTTCCTCTACAACATCCTCTTCGAGCGTACGGTGGTTGTATATATCTACAGCAGATACGGTTTTAAGCCAGATATTATCAACCCCCACATCAATGACGCAAGGCCCCTTGATATGCACAGACTTGGCTTGGTAGGTGCCTTGTCCCGTAATAACATCAATCTGATCGGCAAGAGCGAACTTAATCTTCTTGCTCTTCATTGCGGGTATGTTCTTTAAGTCTTTCACTCTGTTTAGGTTTTAGTTCGTACTCAGTTTCATCGGCACCACCCAATAAGTGATCCCAACTTACGGTTGCCTCAATTTGTGTACTGGTCTTGTCTGGCTTCATATCAAGCATCTCCATAAACTTGGAGTTAGCCTTCTCGGCCACAGACAGCTGACCACTGTCCAATGCGTCACTTACTATACGCAAATGAGTCTTTATCACCGCATCCGGCGTTAACCCATTCTCCGATAGTATCCGCACCAATTCATCCTTTACCATAGACTTGACAATATCTTGCTTCAGTAGCTTCTTAAACGTAGCCTTGGGGTTTTCTTGGTCTGACCTATAAATCTTGCCCAGTGTAGCCATCTGCTCATCCGTCAAACGGCCACCACTCTCTACCATTAACCTTGCATACGCAGAAACTACCCTCTTGGTGCGCTCTGTCCTCGTTTCTTGCACTTGCCACCCCTCAGAAGCAGCCTTCTCACTAGCTGCTGTATACCTACCACTGTCCAAATAAGGCTTAGCCATAAGTATTGCACGCCTAGTACTACGCACCCACTTCCTACAGTAGGGTAGTATGAGCATCTTTTCTTGCATCCACCCTCTATCATAAGGGCCATACACCTTAATAACCTCTGCTACATACCCGTCATCCGATATAACCAAGTCGCCCTTCTCTGCATTATATCCTACTTCCAAAATATCTCTATTTGGAAGAGAGTCTCCGGGCTCAAACACCTCGTAGACCTTAACCTTCTTACCTCTACCTCTCTTTATCTCTATCATATAAGAAATCTATCAGCCTGTATTGCAAGAATATAGGCAATTATTCTACCGAAACAAGCGGTGTAGCAAAAACTACGTCTCCTATGGCCAGATTTACCTCCATCTGAAGGGGAATTGCGCCGCTTTTTGGTCAGCAAGTACCTATTTCTAGGCTCTTGTCTAGGATATTACCCCTAGATTGACACAGACGCACCCAAAGCAGCCCCTTGATATTGATTACTCAACTATTAGGCGACCCATTTGGTTGGGAGATGGCGCAATATACTGCAGATCGAAGCAAAAGTTGCGAAGTGCACACCCCCAGAAAATTAAGCGACAATGGGAGTGGGGGATATAACCCACTACGGCGGACTGAAAAGGGGTTGCCGGGGGCAAACTTCGTTGAAAGTACTTATACGTTACGTTACGTTACCACATCCGCCCTTGTAACCAGTGTGCCAAGACAATAGATCGCTGAGAAAGAGGATTACAGATAATAAATATAACTCCCCCCGCATTAGGCCCAAAGATCCGGGGTCAATATCGACCTCGTAGGTGTGAATCCATACCTACCGCATCGTAAGGTTACGGGTTGCCTTGCGATGTGAACTAACTAAACCCTATGAGGACGACGTTATGTCTACCTTACTTGAAATCGCGCTCAAAGACAGCAGCTATGGCACCTTTGTACACCATAGTGACGGCAAGCGTAAGCTTGTTAATGTTAGTGAAGTACCTTCCATTTTGGCAGGCCCGCTTCCTGACGGTCAGTCTGTGCACAAGGTTAACTTGTTGCTGTCTTCCGAGATTGTCGACGCATATCTTGCTCTTGCCTCCAAGAAGTCCGGTCTCGAGATTTTCGATGCGGAGTGCATCCAGATCGCGGTGGCGTTCTTAGCGCAAGATATGCAGAAGATCGGCTTGCCTATGTATGGTGACCCTGTCCCGACCAAGTCGGACGGATGGAGTTGCCTGCTCGAGCAAAACGTCAAGAACGCTAATGCGGAGGTTGACTCTGCGATTAGTGCGTTCTTGGCTGCCGCCAAGTAGCTTCGCGCGGTTAGTTGAAAGACGGGGTCGAGTACCAGAAATGGTGCTCGGCCTTGTCTTTTGGCGTTTGCTTCGGACAGGTGCTTCGCGCACCTGCCGTATGTCTGCGCATAGCTCTGCTATGCTGTCGCAAACGCTTTGTGCTTGACTCAAGCTATGTGCTTGGCTTAAGCATCTTTCCACCCTATCACAACAACAAGCAACAACTTTCAGTAATTACGAGGTAAGAAGATGAAAGCAAATGTATCAACGAATCTTATGGTATGGAGCGAGAACAATCTAAAGCTCTACTGTCCTAAGGATTTCTTTGAGAACCT